GCCATGCTTATTGAGGACGTTGAATTGTATAGTCGATTTCATATGGTTTAAATTTAACAGGCAAAGCGTACATCAAAGAACGAGCTGCTTCTGTCATAGGACTGGCTGTTGTGTCTCTACCTCTAGCTTTCATGTAATTCTTAAAGTCTTTTTGTTCGTCGTTTAGCAGATGACTCACATCTCTTATAGCACCTGTTTTACGATTAAATTCCAAGCCAGGATTAAACGTTGATCGTAATAAGTTGATTGCTTTACCTGGCTGAAATTTACCGCTAACCAAATCAGGATCTTCTGATTTATTTTCCATGTCATATGTATCCATCACGCGAACAGTAGAAGGTGTTACCTCAGCATTAAACCGTCCAAGTGTTTGAGATGATGTTTGGTCACCACTAAGGTACGGCATTGTTGGTCCAGAAGATGGTTGCCCTGGTCCAGCTTTAGGCATCCAACTAGGCATCATTTTTGTCATTTTAGAAAGATCTCCTTCTATAGCATCTTCTCTAGAACCCCAGGTAGGAACCATTACCGTTTCTCCAGGGGGGTTTTCAGTTGCTTGGACTAAAGACCTTTCGGTGTATGGGTCTAGTTGTAAGTTGGTATTTCCAACACCTGTCAAATAACGAGCGAATAAATTTACCCTGTCTGGCAATAAATTTAAACCTGCTCCTGCGGCAGATTTGAGGCCGCCCATAAATTTACCTGCTAAGTCCATTACTTTTTCTCCTTGTATTTTTTAGCCGCAGAAGCAGCTTTCTTGCCTTTTTCATATTGATCTTTAGTTTGCCAATCTTCTTTACCCCATTTCTTTAAAGATTTTTGCTTCTTACCTTCTCCACCTTTGTACCCGCCACCAGCTTTCTTATACTCGGAAGCAACGAGTTGTGCTTTACGTGCCGAAGTTATTTAGCCTCACGGCTACGACCATTCCCCTGGTTTGCCACCACGGCCTTCGCGCATGACTTTGTTTTTAATGCGTTCACGCAGGTCTGGTTTAGTGTACTTGCTTTTGTTTTCAGCCATAACTTCCTCGCTCTTTAAGATAGGTGACTGCGTTTGTCAATGTATCTATATTATCACCAAATATACCTAAAGCCCTGTTGCATTCTTTGCATAACAAACCCCTAAATTCGTTAGTTTTGTGATTGTGATCCATGGCTAGAGATTGTTCATCTTTAGGAGGTTTTTGGCAGATTGCACATAAACCTTCCTGGCTTTCAAATACAATGTCGTATTGCTCTTTTGTTATCCCCCTGCGCTCATATTTTTTATGTTGTTTATGAAATAAATCCTGCCCTTGTTTTTTAACTTTTTGATAGTGTTCTTTATTGTTGTTTACCCATTTATTCCAACTTATCTTGTTACAAGCTTTACACGAAGAATGAAGATACAATTTACCATCTTGTTTTCGTCTTACAAAACAATCCCAATCTAAATAATGAGCACATTTAGAACATTGTTTTTGACCATCTGCCCCATACAGAAGCTTAAATCTGCGGTTAACCAGGGATCTACAATTTTTGCATACGCTGTCTCTTTTTATATTTCCGGCGGAGTTATATCCTTTGTTTCTAAAATTTTCATGCGGCTTTCTAGATCCGCATTCCCGACAAAGCTTTTGCATTGGTTGATTTGTGCTTTTCTGACAATAGCACAAAATTACTGACCAGCTTTACCACCTTTGGTTCCTTTCATGACACGGTTTTTAATCCGTTCACGAAGATCTGGTTTCGTGTATTTTGTTTTATCGCTCATGCTCAGCTCACGTATTTTGCCTGGAAGCCAGCACCTGTAGCTGGGTACTGATCTGCTTGGCCATACTGACCGCCGCCATACATTGAGTTATTTAACTCAGCTTGTGCTTGTTGCTCTTGGAGCAAACGTTGCCGTTCTTGTTCTTGTAGGTAAGCATCATTGATTTGTCCCATGTTTTGATTGGTGTTATCCATGGGGCCTAGTCTTGCCATCGGTGGAAGTTGTGGTCCGGTCCGATCTAAAAAAGTTTTTTTCTCATATGGATTCTCTGTGTTCACTCCTTTATTGTAAATTTTTGCTCCCTTCTGTGCACCTCTATGTGCGGCAGGATTAATAGCTGGAGGCATCTGAGCAAGGTAACCAGCATTACCAATAGTTCCACCTTGGACACCTACTTGGCCTGGTTGTTGAATATAAGTACGCATAAAACTACAATCACTACAAGCTATTCTACTTGTTCATAACCTGAAGTATCATCTAAAGCAGAAACAATAATGCCATTACCTTTGAGATCCCAAGTCAATAATTGACCTTCTTGCCAATCAAGTGTTTCCATTACTTCTTCTGGGATCTGCATAATTAAATCACCATCAGCATTTTCCTCTAGCTCAATGAAGTAACTCATCTGGTCAGAACCCTTTCTATTAATTTGTCAAGCTTATCATTTATACTATCAAATTCTCTATTCATCTTTTCCATTTCTCTAATGTAATCTTGCTTTAACACATACTCAATTGGAAAGCGATCAATACGATCTTCTAACGAACGAATACGTGTAAACAACTTTCCCGTTCCCCAGCCAAGTCCGGTAATCCCCGCTATAACAACTGCAACTAAATGTTCCATTAATAATCCAGCTGTAGTTTACCGCGTTTCATTAATCCTGTTACTAACCATACTAATGCATCTACACAATCATCATGAGAGCTGGTTCCAAAATTAGTAAGCTCTTCAAACATACTAGTAAAATTACGGTACCTATTAAATACAATTTTACGATCTTCAAACATTCCCATAATTCCACGGAAACGTGCAAGCTTATCTGCACGGAAGCCTTTGACGGGATGCCAAATAAGGTTATAAAGATTCTCTTCATTCAAGCAGACACGCTTGAAGTCTGCTTCCAATGATGCCTGATACTGAACAGCTTCTGACCAAATATCACATGTGTTGTATGTAGGAAACCACAAGCCATCAGATTGTTTACCAATGATCGACCAGTCGTTTAATAACTCTTTCATGGCATCTAGTTTTTCTAGATTACCCATGACACGAATCCTGCGGTAATCAATAATATGAATCTTGTCTCCAATGCGTCCGCCCAGGACCATAACTGTATAGTCATTCTTTTCTTTGATGCCTGCTGATAGGTCAACACCAATACCAAGACAATCAAACTCAGTTGCAATCTCAGCTTTGACTAGCAATTCAGGTGCTAATGAAAGTTCGCTTTGCCTAACGATTTGATTCATGTACTGGAAAGAGAAAGCAATAGGGGCCTGTCGTTTCTTTTCTTTTAGGTAGTCCAGTGACCACATCTCTGGCCAATATGATTCCTCCTCTCCCGTCTCTTCATTATTTAAAATTGCAGATAACACGATCTGCATCCAGTTATTTTGAGAAGAGAAGGTTGTTGCATGGATATCGTCATGCCGGAATCTAGTACCTAGACAGATTGCCCTAGCACCTTCAAACATCGTTGGTGCAATAACTGCATTCCAGTTATCTTGCATCATTTTACGAATATCAGGGTTACCGATATCAGCTGCTGATTTCACAGGGTCATCAATCACTACCAAATGAGAACGCTTGGAGGTAACGGAACCTTTAAGACCAGCTGCACATAAAGTAAATTGTTCTTCACCTGTTGTATCAATGCCTGCAAACTTATGATCAATCGACCAGTACTCATTAGATGTTACGTTCTTCAGTAATTTAACCTTAGGGAAAACATTTTGGTACCGTTTAGATTCAATGATACGTTTAATCGTAGCTGACTTTGAACGTGCAATATCAACCGTATAGCTTAGGTATAGGATCTGTAGGGGCTTACGAGCGGTTGTATGTATACCAATCGCCCAGGCAGTATAAAGACCTAATACAGTGGACTTAGCTGAGCCCCGTGGTCCTAGTAGATCAATATTTGGTCCAGCAATCCTAGTCAAGCAGGAACTATCTTCTCCTGTAACCAATTGCTTATGCCATTCTTTATGATGTCTTGCAGGTGGCTTATCCGCTACATACTCACAGAAAAACCCAAAGTCCTCTCTTGCTCTTTCAAAGATATCATCTTGATCTGTCTTACGGAGACGATGATTTGCAGCAGCAGCTTTTGCATTACGCCTATAAGCAAGATGAAGATGTGAAGGCACAATATGTTTTCAGTACTACTTAAATGGTACTCTACTTTTTGCCTTTATGTTTCTTAGCTGCTCTAGAAGCTTTTAATCCTTTATTAGCAAGCTCTTCAGCTTCAATACCTTGAGTTGATGCTAATTTCTTTTTGTAATAAGCAAGAAGTTCAGGCAGTACCTTTGGGTTATCCATTAGTCCTATTCTGTACTTGATTCAATAAATTTTGAAAGATTTCAGGATCACCAGTACCTTCCATTTGTTGTGGCATAGGCTGTCCAGTTAGCTGGCGATTCCGCTCAATATCTAAAAGAAGAGATTGAATATCTCTTTTATCAAAGACACTTGCTTGTTGATTTTGATTGTCTGGTTCCATATAACCAATTAATCTTCAAATTGAATTCTAGCCCAGACAGACATTGCAGCTTCTTGTAACGGACCTTC